TTGGATTATACAATAAATTTGATTTACTTGTAGGCATATGTACCTATGGTAGACCGATTGCTCACTCTCTAATTAAGAATGCCTTTGGCGGTGACTATCAAGAAGAATTTTTAGAGTTAAATAGATTAGTAGTAAATGATGGTTTGCCTAAAAATACACTATCGTATTTCGTTTCGCAATCCTTAAAAATTCTACCCAAACCAAAAGTCATAGTCAGTTACGCAGACAGTTCACAAAATCATCATGGTTATATATACCAAGCTACAAATTGGGTATACACAGGATTGTCTGCTGAATTTAAAGATTATATGATAAAAGGATACGAACATTTACATAGTGCATCAATCATGGATAAGGTGGGTAGGAGCGACAGCAATGGTCATTTGAATAAAGTGGAACTGCTGAAAAAAAAATATGGGGAAGAAAACATCTATATGGTTGATAGACCGAGGAAACATAGGTATTTCTTTTTCATTGGCGATAAAAAAGAAAAAAAAGATATGCTAAACAAGTTAAAATATAAAATCTGTCCTTATCCAAAGGGGAATAATAAAAAATACGATGCAAGTTATAGACCAAATACTCAAGTAAAGTTATTTTAAAGGAGAAATTATGACGTTTGAAGACCATGGAATCTACCTAAAGAATACAAGTGGACAAGAAAAGACAAAATGTCCTGAATGTTCCCATGGTAGAAATAAACAATCTGATCCCTGCTTGTCGGTGAATATCGATGAAGGTGTTTGGAACTGTCATCATTGTGGATGGAAGGGATCGCTGAATGGATCGGCAGAACCCCCACCCACAAAACCTGATGCACCCCTAACTGACTTGCCCGAGAATGTCTTGAAATGGTTTAAAGAGCGAGGTATAAGTGAGGCAGTAGTTGGAGATGCGGAGATCGGGTATAAGGATCATTGGATTCAGTTCCCATTTATAAAGGGCGGTGAGGTGGTCAATGTCAAGTCAAGAACTGCTGACAAGAAATTCCGCCAAAGCAAGAATGCTGAAAAATGCTTTTATCGATTTGACCATATGGTTGGGATGGAGGCAATTATAATTACCGAGGGCGAATTAGATGCCCTATCTCTCGTTGAGGCTGGTTATAATAACGTCGTGAGTGTACCTGATGGTGCGATAGCCCCCAATTCAAATCCTTCTGATAAGAAATTCTCTTATTTACTATCTGCTGAAGAACACCTGATGAATGCCACGACGGTAATTCTCGCTATGGACGATGACCCTGCTGGTCATGCAATGAGAGATGAACTCTCTCGTAGGATTGGAAGGGAGAAGTGTTATCGGGTTATATATCCCACAGATTGTAAGGATATGAATGAAGTATTGATGAAATATGATGAAGATAAAATCACCGAATTAATCACAGATGCACATCCATATCCGATAGATGGAGTGGTAACTGTTGACGATGTACTCGAGGATGCGATTGATTTATTAAATAAGCCTGACCAAAAAGGTCTTTCCACGGGATGGGGGGCATTGGATGAATACTATAGAATCTCTCCTTCCGAGGTTACGGTGATTACAGGAGTTCCCAACATGGGTAAGTCAGAATGGATGGATGCTTTAATGATTAATATGATTCAGGATTATTCATGGAAGTTTGGTATCTTTTCTGCTGAAAATTTTCCCGTCAAACATCACCTATTAAAGTTGGTCGGCAAATTTACAGGACAACCATTTTGGGGAGATGAGAGGATTACCGAGGAAACAGCCCGAAATGCTATGAGCATTTTGAATGACCATGTCAAGTTCATTGGGACACAGGAGGATTCTGTTACCGTTGAGTCTATATTGGAACAGGCAAGGTTACTCAATTATCGATATGGATTGAATGGACTTATAATTGATCCGTGGAATACTGTCGAGCATAAGTTTCGAGATGGAGAAAATGAAACAAACTATGTTTCTCGTGTGTTGGCTGGGTTAAACACTTTTGCCAAGATTCACGAGATTCATATATGGGTTGTCGCTCACCCAAGAAAAATGGAAAGCGACAATAACAGAAAACCTATCGTACCATCGCCGTATGATATTAGCGGAAGTGCGAACTGGTACAATAAATGCGATAACTGTATAACAGTTTATCGACATAGAAACGACGATGAAGATTATGTAGGGATTCATGTGCAGAAAATTCGCTTTCAATATAAAAACGGATATACTGGCATGGGTAAATTAAGTTATAACATAAGGAATGGAAAATATGGTGAATATTTCCCACAAAGCAAGGAAGTATTATTCTGATAAAATTAATTCTCTACCCCCTAATGCTGGGAAGAATCAGGATTATCATATCAGAAAAATGGCAGATAGACTTGCCGATGAATTTGATGAAATTTGGTTGAAATATGAAAAGGGTGAAGTCAGTTTTCAACAATGGAAGAAGTCTCTTAATAAATGGTTAAAAGCGGAGTTAATATGAAGTGTGAACATAATAATATTCATAAGCGTGGAATACGTGAGGGGAAACAAAGAACGAGATGTAGTGATTGCGGTAAATGGGAGTCATATTATGTTGCTCCAGAAGGTGCTAAAATACTCTTGTTTGATATTGAAACTACCCCGATGGAAGTATATGTATGGGGATTGTTTGGGAATAAGTATATAAACCACGGCAATGTTATTCGAGATTGGAATGTTTTATCTTGGTCTGCCAAATGGCTTTGTGATTCTAAAGTAATGTCTGATATACAAACACCAGAAGAAGCAATAGGACATGACGATAAAAGGGTATTAGGTGGAATATGGGACTTAATCGATAAGGCAGATGTGGTCATTGCTCACAATGGTGATAAGTTTGACCTGAAGAAACTCAATACCAGATTTCACATGAATGGTTATTTACCCCCTTCTCCATACCAGTCAATCGACACTTTAAAGGTTGTCAAGCGGAATTTTGCTTTCTCGTCCAATAGATTGGATTATTTAGGGCAAATTATGACGAACAAGGGGAAGATTGAAACCAATTTTCAATTATGGACTGATTGTATTAAGGGCGATAAAAGAGCCTTGAAAAAAATGCTCGAATATAATGAAGAAGATGTTAGACTACTTGAAGAAGTCTATATGGAATTAAGACCGTGGATAAAATCTCATCCGAATATGGGGCTGTATGAAGGCATTGAAACGTGTCCGTCGTGTGGATGTAGCGACCTTTACCCCAATGGTGGGTATTACACGACTACGGTTAATCGATACGAGTCGTACCGTTGTGGCGATTGCGGTGCATTATCAAGAAGGTTGAAAAGTGAACTGTCTCCTGAAGAGAGGAAACAATTAATGCGACCATTACCAAGATAATGCTTGACTTTAACTATTATAAGTGGTATATTCAGACATGGATAAAATAACACTTGGGACACTTATCTTGGAATTTCCTGAAGAAATGACAAAAGAAGAAATTGATTGGATTACAGATCAGATGTGCAGATTCCTTGAAAGACATTCAGTAAAAGTGAGTAAAAAAGATGAATAGAATAATGATGCACGAACCTGTATGGAATGGTGGGGATAGTTACTTTATGGTGAGAACCGATAGGGTTACCGATCAACACGTTTTTATTGAATGTGATTATAAAGATAGGCATGGCGATAAAGCCTTCCCTTATGCTTTTTACACTAATGGGGATGAGATCAAAACCCAAAAGGTCTACCAAGAACGGTGGGGAAAGGCGTATAGGCTGTATCTTGGCGATTTAGAGAAGGTGTATTTCTATTTCACGGTAGCTTGGGATGGATATGATGAAGAGAGCGAAGGTGAAATAACCCATAGCCGACTTTCTTTCAAAGATATGGTTGAATCAATCGAGTATTATCTTGATAAATATAAAGATCGAGATGCTCACCTCGAATGTTGTTCGATGGAAACATCTGCAAAAACTCACATTGTGAATCTGATAGATCATGTATAGTTACCAAGAGTATAAACAGGCACGAATCGATGAAAATATTGCCAAATATGGTTCAAAGGATGAGGCTATTTTCAAGATGGATGCCGAAGTTAAAAAGCTCAAGGCAATTATAAAGATATTGAAGGATACAATTAAGAGAAAACTATGATTGATTATGACAAATTATGCGATGTTGAAGTGGACGATATAAACTTACTGGATTATCCTGACTTCGTGGATGCCTATATTTGCTATGCAAGGTATCCAGATCGGGATTTAACTGATGCAGAATTAGATGAATTGAATGAAGATTCTGATTATATCCATGAAAAGGTATTGG